GTAACTTCGCTTTGTTGTTAGTTACATAGGAAGCTCGTTACATTGCACGGGTTTAACAATGTGCAGGGGTGCTAAGCGCAGCAAGCACATATATAGTTATACTTCTTATTATCTATTGTTTGTATCATTGGAATAGTACTATTTAAAAATAAATTATATTTCTTTGTCGGACGTATTAATATAATGTGTATCTTTGTGGTATATTAATAATCTAAAAATAAAATATTATGAATACGGAAATTAAAAATATCATAGTTAACCGCAGTTTATTCAATAGATATTATAAAATCATAGGTTTGAATAATGCAAAGGAATTGTTTTTCAATATGAATATAGAAAACTTTAACGAATTGTATTTAGACCTTGCTTGGATTGAAAACGGAGTGTTAACCAGCAATAACGATCTACCTGACTTTATTAATCATATGATTCACATAAGTGCAAATGAATTAGACTTAAGTATAAATTTTCTATAAATTACTTTATATATTCTAAAAAACCTTGTATTAATTTACAAGGTTTTTTTTATGTCAATACCTTAAACTATTATACAGCTATTCAAGTGTATATATCAATCAGTTATTTTTCTTTATTCATCAAAATAAGACAATAAACAAGCCTAATTAATTTCTCTATCTAACTTACTTACATCTCATAGGTTATTATATAACCTTAGTTAACTATCTATCTATCAATGTATTAATTTATTTTTGCTATACGTTAAGTTTTATTTGCTTTTGTATGTTTCAATGTAGTATATTAGTATCAGAAACAAACAAACAATTTAAAACATGAAAACATTAATTAAATACTTTGAATACTCTTTATTAATAGCCTTGATAGCTTGTATAGTTGTAATAGCTGCAAACTTGTAAAAGGTTGTTTAATGGAAACTAATTACTAAATAATTAAATTAATCCATTGCTATATCAAAATAAATACTATCTTTGTAATTCAATAATAAAAACAATATAAAAAACTTATAACATGGAAACTTTTAACATTACCTTAACCCAAAAATCATTTGAAGCGAAAGCAACAAGCGTAAAAGCAAACGACCTATCAGACCTTAGTACTTCAATTGCAACCTTCTGCAAAGAAACCGTAAATTTACACGAAAAACTAAAAGCTCATAAAGTATTGAATCACAATACTAGAATTAAAGCAGGTCAAGAAATGAATATTACTATTGACTTAGTAGAAGATGACTTTTCAATCAGTACTTCATTAAGAAACTTTGGTAGATTCGTAAAAAACTCAGAACTACACGAAATAGTAGAAACAATACACGAAACATTGAAATATCAGAATAATGTGGCGTATTTATTCAATGTAAAGGAATAGGAGAAAGTAAGTATAAAAGCCCTGACAATCCACTCTATTAAATTAGGTGGAATTTCAGGGTGCAACTAATTTAATAATATAAAAACAAATAAGATGAAAAAGAGCGAATTAAAACAAGGTGATATTTTTACGCTAAGAGATGGGACTGTTGAGGTTTTCGTAAGGCTAGATAATGGAAATATCTATTGCAATAAAACCTTTCCGTACACTTCTTATAATCAAGAGTTAACCTCTAGTTATGCGCCTGAGTTTGATATAATAAAAGTTGTAAGACCTGAGTACGTTATGTTTGAACGCGAAGAAACAAAGCCACTACTAATACTTGACGGCGTAGAATACTCAGAATCTACACTTCGAAGCCTAATTAAGAAAGCCACAAGCTAAACTTAAAAGCTCCGTATTGCCTCGCCTCCTTAATTGGTTGCGGGGTTTCGGGGTGCAACTAAAAAGCAAATAATATGAAAACTTACTTATATATCGGTAAATACAAAATCACAGAGTCAGAAATAAACGAGACCTGTACAAAAGTAGGTAAGACAACAAAAACACAAAGGATTATTTCCACCGCTGCAAAACGTGAAAATTTAGAAGATGCTTTTATGATGCAAGCAAAGCAAGCAAAGAAGGACGAAAAGAACACCAAGCGATATAATAAGAAATACGCAAAAAGAAAATAGAAATAATACGCATAAAATATATATTGGGTGAGCACCAATTAAAAAACGTATTGGATTAAGTTCCGATTAATTAGCAAAACAATACATTTGTGTATGTTTATATAATATAAACTATATGTATTATTATGCTTTTTAATCGGATTATATATGCTCTTCTAATGGTTAGGATGTTACGACATAGAAATGTAAGTTCGATTCTTACGCTTTTATTAAGTTAGTATAAAGGTTAGTACGCTATTACAGTAAAGATATCGGTTCGATTCCGATGCATATATTTTATTTATTTAAAAATTAGAAATCATGAGAAAATCAGAAAAACAGCTAAACCAACTAGTTAAAACATGTGTTCAATTTGGCGATTATATAGATATTCTATCAGCTATAAAGTCAGGTAATGTAAATTATTATAATAACGTAGGGTTCTGTTGTAATGACAAAATTTGTTTTACAGATGAAACTGGTAATTATGTACACCTTGAATCATTGTCAGGCGTTATCTCTAAGAAAAGTGAGAAAACGTTTTTCGCAAATGTGGAAGGTGTAGATTGGTATGCTGTAGAAATGATAGGTTGTTTTTATCTTATGTGTGACACGGAATTGATATATTTAACAAGAAACTAAAAACTAACACAATGAATTACCTGGTGACATATGACTTCGCTAAGTACAGACCTAGCAACTTTGCTGTGTTCAGAATGCAAAGTGAATTTAAGAAAGAGATTACAAGCCTTAATAGCGAGTCAGCTAAAAAACTGGTTGGTGAAGAATACGGAATTAATCCGTTTTACTTGAAAGCAGAATTATTAACAAACTAAAAACAAATTAAAATGAAAAGAGAATTTATTTACACAAAAAGAGAAACCTCAATTAGTTTCGTGTTTTTAAAAAACATGAGTACTGATACTATGCCAAGAATATTAAAGGCTATTGATATTCATAAGCTCATAGATAATGATGTTAGATTTTCTATACAATTCAATCCTACCGATATCTACGGAGATACATTAAAAGGAGATTATTACGAGTTGTATTGTACATCATCAGATTTAAGCCTATTCTGGTCTATATACGATAAACTAGATAAATCATAATAAAAAATTGATGTTGATTTTCGCCTGTTATAGTGACATTGGCACTTGTTTAAGGATTCGATTTCTTTAGTAGGCACATTTAATAATAACGGAGTAAGGCACGGGTTAACATGAGTCCCGTACAAATAGGTGAAATTACGAAAGTGGATAGCCAACTGCAAACCTACCGTTATTATTTTACTTACTTAAAAACAGTTATTATGAAAAAACCAGACTTATTTGATATCACAATGATGATATTTATATTATCTATAACGATAACTGGCTGCATTATAGCCTTAATAACTCTTACTTAAAAACCAGAAAAAATGACACTAACAGAAAATGAGTATAATGAACTTGTAATAATTGACAAATACGGACTAGATAATACTATCCACTTAATTCACTGTTCTGATACTTTAGAAGAAATTAGAGAAGATGTAGCTACACCATACGCTGTTATGGAAGAATGCACGAACTTTGCAAGAGTACATTTAGTGACTGACTTTTCAGAAGATGAGGCATTACAGCAAGTAGATGAATATTTGCGTGAAAAAGAAGGATTTGAAGAAACTCACCTTATCGGAGCGTTTGAATTAGAATTAATGTCGCAAATATAGTATAAATTGGCGACCAAAACTAGAAATTATGAATACAATTTTATTAAACCTCATAGAAAAGGTTAGTAAACAAACTGGTGTAGAACTTAGAGTTGAAAAGCTAAATATAAACGGGCTAGAAGCTATATTTATAGATGGTGAAGCTCACATTATGGTTGGTGATTACGAAAGAGACCTAGCGTTTATAGATGGGTTATTTGTAGGATTAACACACATCAAAAAACATGAATAATGAAGATAACATTAAAGGATATTATAGAAGATGACTCATGGATTATAACGAAAGTTATTAATGGTCATAATGGTTCTGTAAGGATAGATGCAATGCGTAGATTCTATAAAGCAGACGAACAGAACAGATTTTCTGACTGGTATCAGAAAGATTACGTAAACAGATTGTATAGAGAAAACAAAGGAAGGAATCTAATATGAAAGCATTACAAAACGGTAACGAATGGTTATGGGCTATAGCTTACATCTTCATTGTGACATTAGCGGTGATATTATTGTCAGCAGGGGAAAGTATTATAAATAATTTAATAAAATAATCATGGAATACAGAACAGAAGAGCAATTCATTGATATAATGGAAAATGCAATAAACGGAAATTGGTCAGATGCTTTTAAAGGAGCAGAAGAAGGAGGATTCTTCGCACAAGACCTTATTAGACACTATGAGAATATTGGTGAAATGTATGGTTTTGAGCTTGAGGATTTAGTATATATCGCTGAAGGAGCACAAAGACTGAGATAATGAAAAGCTACGAAGTAAGAAATTACAGAATGATAAAAGTATGTTACGTACCACCAACAAATACTAGAGGTACTATGATTAAGATATTTGAAACCAAAAGGTATAACGACCAAAAAACCCAATCCAAGAAGTTTAGTTATGATTATCAAATTGGAGATGTTGCAGAACAAGCATTTGATATACTCGTAAGAAACGGATTCAATGTTATAGGTAGAGCTTCTCAATTAGATTATTACGTGTTCTTTTGTGATAATTGGAGTAATGAGTTTATTGAAGTTAAAGACTTAAAATAGATAATATATTAACGGTTTGGCTATGAAACGTAGGCGAATCGAAGCACTAAACTTTAAATAATGAATAGATATATAGAAGAAATATAATGTTGAGTTTAGCACTTACTGCCTATATTTTATATTTATTGTTAGGCGTATGTGCTTTTAAATATAGTATAATGAAACCGATTGATGCAATAATAGATACGCAAACACAAATACAGAACTTAATAGGTTTGCACAACGATAAACTAAAAGACATAACTGATGAAAAGCAGAAGCAATTTATGAAAGGTATAATTGCTGGATTACAGAGAGCATTGCTTACAATACCTTTAATTGAAACACTTGAAGATTGTAGTGACTAGCATTACGCCTAACGTTTTGTATAATATTAGTACGGGAATTAAAGCAGTAACCGCCCGAACTACTCTAAACTTAATTAAATGGTAAGGCTGTAAAATTAAGCACTAACCCCGTATTAATTTTATACTGTGTTAGCCGCTTTTAAGATTAACAGATGAAAACTTTAAATAGAGCAGAAATAGAAGTAGAAGATTACCAAGAGATTTTTAAAAAAGAAGCACACCACAACCATGAAATAATTGAAACTGATAATGGCGTAATAAAATGGAAAGCAAACCCTGATGTAGAACACTTTTTAAAAAATATCTCACTTAATGATTTATGCCCGCTACTAAATTGCATGGGTTACGATAAAAACAGTGAGGTTTATAGAAAGCTTTATAGAGACATGGGATATTCATTAAGCGGTTATTGGGAAATCTTCTACTGGGAAATGAATAATGAAGATGCAGATAGCTACAACCCTAATTGCGGCTAACGGCTCGGATAAGCGCAGTAAATTACTAATAATTAACACCTAAGATTATGGATATTAAAAACTTTGAAAACTTCACAGAGACTGAATATAGAGCAAATTTATTGCGTTTATCTATTGTTAGCCACTGCGATTTAATTGATAAAGAAGTTTATTACAGTAAGCCCACATACGGTAAGCATAAGGTTTTGCTGTGGGATGAAGACCGCGGAGAATATCTACTAGCTATTGATGGACACAAATTTTGGACTAATCCATTCCGCATCCATCGTTGTGGCTAACGTATGGTTATATGATTAGTAAAAACTATTTGAAACACAAAACTTTAAAATATGAACTGGATTGACATAAACGAACGGCTGCCAACTTATTATGAGCCTGTACTTATTGTATGCAGCAATAAACACCAAGTAGTTGCATGGAGAGCAAGCGATGGAGAAACAGACAGCTACACAATATTAGATACCGACTTTATTGTATGCTATGAAATAACGCACTGGCAGCCACTACCAAAACCACCGAAGTAAGTTTTTATTAATTATATAACGTGTTATAATACTGGTGGCGGAAATTAAAAAGGCGCAATGTATGGTTCGCAACCATTGCCCGACCGCTGCTGTGGGAACGAAAACGCAGTTCCGCCACTTGTTTATAACGGAAATAATAAACACAGTAAAAGATATGAAAGACAAAATTAACAAAGTAGTAGAAGACCTTAAAAAAGGCACAATAAGTAAAAAAGATGCAGAAACCCTTTTATTGGGTTTATTTAGTGTTAGCAACTGTTTTATCTGCTCCAAGTGCGGAAAAGAGCTTTACAAAGGATGGGAGCAAGCAGCTTGCAACTTTACACTTAACTTAAACATTGATTGCCAAAGCACAAAAGCTCTTTGGGGGGGAAGATGAGAATATAGGATTTGAACACCCAGCAATCGAAGAAGGTAGCGGATACCAAGGACTAAAAATAGTGAGTGGGGAGGATAAAGATTACAGACTTTGCATAAGCTGCCATCGTAAGTTTACAAAGATGATTGGCGACTGGCTGAAGAATGGTTGCTAACGGTTTGTATAAGATTTGAAGGGCAAACCACTAACGATAATTAAGAGAGCAAAAGGCTATATTGCCCTTTTAATTTTATACTTTGTTATAGCCAGTTAATTTACTGTAATGAGCAAAAAAGACATAAGGAAAAAGTATAAAAAAGGCGAGTACTTCGAGAATGGAAAACTTTACAGAGTTGGTAATTGGCTAAAGAGATACTTTGCCACAAAAACCACAAAAGTTAAGCATAAGAATAATTGGCTATAACGTTGATAATATGGCAAGTAGCCATAAACAGCACAAAACTTTGAATACAGTAAAATGATTATAAACACGCAGATAGTGACAAATACAAGCCTAACTTGGCTATTTGCTATATTTATTGTTAGGCACAGTTATTATGGCAAAAAAGACATTATCGTTTGATGCAGAAGGTGTAGCTACTAGTGCAAGAACAAACAACTACCTACACGTAGATATTGAAACAGATTACCCCGATGAAATAATAAACGAATTTAACCCAGATGAAATAATAAGCGAATACGCTGACTTGGATGAGTTATATGAGGCACTAAAGGAACACTTTAACGAAGATTAATTGTGCCTAACGTTTAGCGTATGATACGTTGCTATTAATAGCATGAATTTTAAATAACAAATAAAAGATTATAAGATGAAGATACTTAATAAATTAGCAGAATGTAAGCAATGGATTATACGCATTGTTATGGTGCGTACTTTCTTGCTTAGTAGTGAAAAAAGGCAAAATTATTTGATTACAAAAAATGCAAGTATGTTTTTAGGTTTACAAAACGTAGCAAAGCACTGGGATAACTTAGGAGACGTTAGAAGCTCAATGGATATAAGTAGTGAAAGTTACAAGTACTTAGGTAATTTTGCCTTGTATTGTAATGCAAAAGGAATTGACCAAGTAAAAAGGTTGAAGTTGTATGCACCATAACGGTTTGTATATGGTTTGAAAGCCAACTACAAACGCTGATTAAATGAACGAATATTAACATGGCTTTTTAACTATATACGTTGTTATAAGCCGTTTTTACTAAAGATATGATACCAGAAATAAATAAAGAATACGATTACTTTGATGATGGGAAGATAAACCCAAGCAGGCATGATAAAGTTACAATAACCGAACTTGTGCGTTTTAACAAAATAGATAAAGAAATAAAAGCTAACTGGCAAGAAGAAGTTGAGCAATGCCATTGGCTTTACAATAAAGAGACTGACTATTTTGTTAAGGGAAGACTTAAAGAAACAAAAGAAGATGTGATATTTGTACGAACCTTAGATAACGGATGGTTTAGTTTAGGATGGTGGGCTGGGCGTTTAGATACAGATGGAAGTTTGATAGCACGATTAAATGGCTTATAACTACGTGTTATAAATAATTCAAAAAATTGAACCTTATGAAACTATCAAAAGATGAGGAACTTATGTTGTTAAGATTAGAGAAGCGAATAAATACAAAAGGAGTTTCAAAAGAGTTCTTAGTGCAACTTTTTGAACTATCAGGATTGTATGGTGGATTCGAAACCATAAGTAATTACGGTAAGATTTACGGAATAAGCTACAACGGTGTAAAGAAAACTCGAAATATAAAAACAATACGAGGTGTAAAGTTCGTTATTGGTAAATAATAACATTATGGCAGGAATATACGGAACAGACGATATAGACAGATACTGGGAAACAAGACTAGACGAGTATCTGGACGAAACGTACGAAGAAGAAGAGAAAGAAGAAACCGAGTGTGATGCTACAGAATCAGACTTATACTAAAACAATAATTATGAGTAAAATTAAAAGACAAATAGACGACCTTTCAGAAGGTGAATACATTGAATTATACGGACGAGCTCCGTTATCAGCAGCTGACGCATTTGTTATTAATGATGAATACGACCCAAGTTACGATGTAAACACGTTGGTTTATGGAATAGAGAGTAGTTTGTACGATGAAGATAATATATATTAGATATAAACTACAAAATAATAGACAACATAGTAATCAGTAATATAAATTTCAAAGATCACCCTGACTTTGTAGATGCCTTTATTGATTCAGCTGATTACGATGGTGTTCCTGTGAATGAAGAACAGTTAAATGATATTAACGAGGATAGAGACTTTGTTAATGAGTGTATAATTAAACAAATATACTAATGAAAACAAAACAAATAGCAGAGCAAATAGCAAACGCCTTAATGGTTAAAAGTCCTATTGTTGTAAGTAGTGATTTAGTCATCATTAAGGACAAGGTTGCAATACCATTTAGAACGTTACAAATGACCTGTAATGTCAATACGTTACTGGTAAAAGCGGAGATTGAGAGGTTTATTGAGAACAATGAAGTAGACTTCTATTCAAAGCATGGGAATAATGTATTAGAAGCTAAATACGATAACTTACGCAATGTTTTAGAGTTAAGACTCCTTACCGTGTTTGATAAGACCGAGTTGGAGAAGATTAGTTATTTTGCAGATTTAAGAAAAACAGGAATTAAAAACATTTAGTATGAACCTAATAAAAGACTTAAACATAAGATTCATACAGCAAGCATCAGCTATTGGAATGAATCACTTAACAGACATTGAAACCTCCACGGCAGACGCAGCCAAAGCAGCTATGATAGTGTACTTAGCTATTAATGAGATAAGTGAAACAAGCAGAATAGAGTTTATTAAGTATTCTGGCATAAACATAACGCATTATCTTTTAGAGAAGCTAAAGCGTAATATGAACACCATAGAACGGCTTGCAGTAAAAGAAATAGTTAGTTTGATTAAAGATAAACTACCAGTTAAGGAAATTGATAAAATCATAAAATAAGTTTAATACATAAATTTAAACTAAACGTAATGAGAAAAACAAAACTTCAATACTTGCACGAACTAGCCTTAATTGCTTTTTCGATGGATGAAAAAGCAGCCAAGCAGGAGGCTAAAACAAAGAGATTACAGAGAATGGCTGCGCTTGCACGAGCAGGGCAAAAAGAAAGCGAAGAATTTAAGAAACTAGAAATGGATTTTAACCACCCTACCGTAACAGATTACGGTGAAGATATGTTTGCCTTGCGTAAGGTTGTTAAGCAATTAAGGCGTTATAAGATAGACTAGCCTTGCATACGACGACGGAGATGCGACATGAAGCGGTTGCATAATAAGACACTTCAAGTTTAGTAAATAGTAACATAGCAACTGATTTATATTGCTTGTTACCAACTTTTAAAAATTATGGACGAATTAAGACAAATAGAAAGCAGCCAAAGACAACATAATGAACAAGCTGAACACCTAATGCGAGTGGAATTATTAGAAACCGAACAACAGTACAAAAGATTTGCAATGCTTAAACCAAGAGTGTATATGGATGGTGATAAGTGGTGCGTGGGCTACGGTTCAATGCCAGAGGGGGTATTTGGCTTTGGAGATACACCGCACGATGCTTTATTAGACTGGGAAGTACAATGGAGCACTAAATAATTTTTTATTGTTGGTTTAACACTAAATATGTAATTGATAATTATTAAAACAAATAACGAGTTAAAATGATAGATTTAGAATTAAACTTAAAAGCTTATAAACACCATATAATGGAAAATATACTAATCCTGTGTAATAACCATTTCGATGCGTCATCCACTAATGGTAGGTATATTTATTACAATGTAGTTAATAGGTTTATTAAGGCTTCTTCTGGTGAAGTTGGCGCTATGTTTGGGTTAGATAGAGCTGGTGTTAAACGATATTTAAAACTCTCAGTGTTGAACGAAAGACGTGTCGATATGATTGTTGAGGATATTAAAGAGCCTATTTATAAGATACTTAGTAGATTTAACAGTTTATTAACTGTATAAAACTTGTGTATATCAATAATATTGTCGAACTTTGTAAAACCTTAAATAAATAACACATGACTAAAGAAGAAGTATTAACTAATATAATATATATAAGGATGAGTCTAAGAGATAAACATAGCAGTAAATATTTTTCTAAGAACAGAGATTTCGCATTAGATAGACTAATAGAATTAGAATATTATATAAATAACAAATAAATAATTAAATACACATTATGAAATTAGAAGTAGGAAAAACTTATTTGAATAGAAGAGGTGAGGAGGTAGAAATAGTTGATAAAGTCAGTGGCACTTGGGCTTTTATTAGCGAATGCTACTCGTACAGAGAGGACGGTAGACAATCCTATGGTGGTGAAGAGTGTGAACTTGACCTTATCAGCGAAGTAGTAACCGAGAGAACACTACCACGTAAGGTAATGGTTAGAGACCGCGATACACACCTATGGGAAGAAGCTACGTTATATGCTATTCTTCCAGATAACTTTAGCCAAAGATTCTCGGCTTATATAGAGGAGGATGGTGATAATGCAGCTAGTTATTACAAGTATATGAAAGAAATAGAATCTATTCCTGAGTTTACAATGGAAGAAGTTATTGAGAAATTAGGTTATGAATTTAAAATAATTAAATAATGAAAAAGAGTGAATTAAGAAAAGGAGACAAGACTACATTTAGAGATGGTAAAACAAGAACGGTAGATTATGTAGATGGTGATAATATTTGGAATAGTAACGGATATCACTACGCTAGATTTAATGAAGATTTAACTTGTACAGAAAATGAAGAATACGATATAGTAAAAGTCGTAAGACCTGAGTAAATTATGTTTGAACGTGAAGAAGAAGTTGCTGAAATGACATTAGCAGAGATTTGCGAGTTAACAGGTAAGAATATTAAAATAATTAAATAAAACAGTAAATTATGAGTGAAAGTATTGATTTAAAAGGTGTAACAATTCACAGTATTGATGAGATTAAGAGATTCGATAGTGGATTCTATTGTGTTAACTTCATTGTAAAGGTTGATGATGGTGAATACCCACAGCATCTAACATTACAGATGAATAAAGACAAGGCTGATAACCTTGTTAAGTTCAATAAGGTAGGAGATAAGGTTGACGTCTCGATTAATCTAAGAGGTAGATTATGGACTAATAAAGAAGGTAAGGAGGTGTGCTTCAACACGTTGGAATGCTGGAAAGTGTTTAAAACTGACGGTAGCGCGGATAAAGAAGCGGCAGCTAAAGAACCAGATTTGCCGTTCTAGTAAGTAGTTAATAACTAAAGACAAACAAATGAAATTAGAAATAGGAAAAGTATATCTTGATAGAGAAGGTAGGAAAGTTGAGATACTTAAAGAGGATTACTATGACGAACATAGCTTTATCGGAAGTAATGGGCATAGCTACAAGCAAGACGGTAAATTTGGTTACGGAGAAATTGAGTGGCATTTAGATTTAATTAGTGAAGTAAAAAAATTAAAATTGTAAAATAATATGAAAAACATAGCGCAAGCTATTGTAAATGTAATGAAAGCTGTTGACGGTGTGGAAAAGAACACAACTGTTGGCAGTGGAAATTACTCTTACAAGGGTGTATCAGATAAAGACGTAAAGGTCGTCTATAAAAAAGCAATGCAAGAGAATGGGCTGTCTATTCTTCCTATTGATGTACAACCTAAAGTCACTATAGAAAGGTGGGAGGCTGAAGAGTACGGGAAGACTAAGCAAAAGCAATCAATATTTACCGAGGTGACAACTAAATACCTTATATTACACACCAGTGGTGAATCACAAGAGATTGCAGGATACGGACAAGGTATCGACTCTGGCGATAAAGGAGCTGGCAAAGCCACTACTTATGCTTTAAAGTACGCATTATTATATACCTTTATGACACCTACAGGTAGTATAGATGACGCTGATAACACCCATAGCGAGGAGTTAGAAAAGCCAGCTAAGAAAGTTGTCAAGAAAGATATCACAGACGCGATGGTTATGAAGCTCATTGATTGGGCTGTATATAACGGTAAGACTATTGATGATATATTAATGTATTACAAAGGAACAGAAGAAATAATTACTAAAATTAAAAAAGGAATCGAAGATGGAAAAGTATAAAGTAGGTGACAAAGCAATCGTAATTAATGATAATAATCGCTCAACATTTCAGGATGGAGATGAGATAATTATTAAAGAGTTCTTGTGGTTTTCTGATGGATTTAAAACTAATGCTTACCGTGCTGTAAATAGATTTAATAAGTGTATGGTTGTGTTAGAATCAGACTTAAAACCAGTAGAAGAACTACCAATTCCAAGAAAAGTAATGGTTAGAGATTATTACAGCTGGCATGAGCTAACTCTTTATCATATTCTTCCAGATAACTTTGGTAGAAGATTTGTAACGGATTCACCAATGTCTGACAATCCTGTGTCGTGGAAACACATGAAAGAAATAGAAGAGAAACCAACCGAGCTTACGATGGAACAAATACAAGAGAAGCTAGGTTACGAAGTAAAGATAGTTAAGTAATGGGAAAAGCTGAAAATGAAGTCTTAGTCAGTCCTGCAAGATTACGCAGGGCTGATAGACATAGGTGTTACAAGTATGATTTGGTTAAGGTTGATATTGAATACGAAGATGACAAGGTTGTGCATGAGTTTATCACGTATAAAGACTTACAAAACAAAGCTCATTATATTGTTAGATGTAAACGATTCAAGAAAGCTAAACGATTCAATGGAATGAAGATTGTTAAATTAGAAAGGAAAAACAAGATATGAAATTTAAAGTAGGTGATAAAGTAAGAGTTATTAATGGTGGTGGTGCTGATAGATTTAGTGATGGTCGTGAATGTATAGTTGCACAAACTGATAATGGTAGTTATTATGAGTATTATATTAGTGACGGTAGTTGTTTTGATTGGATGAGGGGATGTAAATTAGAATTAATTAAAGAAAAACAAATGACAAAAGAAGATTTAAAGAGTGGAATGTTATTATTAGATAATAACGATATATTAAGATTGTTTATATTTGGTAAAGCTTATAGTGTTAGTAATGGTAGTTATGATTTAAGTATGATACCAGAAGACTTACATAGTGGTGGTTGGGGTATTAAAGCTGTTTATGAAGTAACTGAGGAATTTGGTAATGGTGATTTTGATTACTTCTTAGGTGATAAGAATTTCATAAAATACTCTACGCTATTATGGGAATATAAAGAACCAATAAAAGAAATGACTGTATCTGAAATAGCTAAAGAGCTTGGTTATGAAATTAAGGTAGTAGCTAATGATTAAATACGGAGATATAGAACCATTTCATAATGGTAAACTAACCGTAGCTAAGGGTTGTGGAATTCCTGAACTTGATAATAATTTCAGGTTCAAAAGGAACTTCACCATCATTGGTGGAATCGGAAATGTTGGTAAAACAACAGCGTGGATGTATGTGTTGTTCACTTGGGCTTCTCTTCATCCTGATAACCTAAAATTCCTCATGTTCTTAAACGAGAATGATGAAAAGGAGATGGCTATGCAGATGATTGAATGGAGGAACGCCAAATGGATTACAGACCAATCTAAGAGTGAAATAGAGCAGGCTATTACTTGGGTGAATGAACACTTCTTATTCTTAGAGAACGACTACAAGAGTAGCTTAGAGACTCTAATGTTTAAGTTTATGAATATTAAGCATGGTGAAAAAGGAATGGTACAGTTTGATTTCGATGGTGTATTTATCGACCCTTACAACTCTCTTCCTGTTTACAAAGGGTATATAGAACATTATGAGAATGCTTCTAAGTTTAGAGGTTTTACAAAGAAAATGAACGTAAAGGTTATGGTAAGTATGCACGCTAATACAGAGGCGCAGAGACGTAGAGATGAAGATGGGCGTGTCAAGGTTCCTCATATAGCAGACCTAGAGATGGGGTCTATGTGGTTTAATAGAGGTGATGATTGCTTTATGATTCATAGACAGATACAGATCGAGGAGTTAAAGAATATATCTGAGATTCATGTACAGAAGATAAAGCATAAACGTTCAGGTGGAGAACCTACAAACCATGACATGCCAATACAAATTACATGGATGCAGAGTTTAGCTGGTAGGTTTGTTTTTGAAGAGAGTGGTAACGCTATTCCTGTGCCAAGTAATGTATATAGTAAACAAATTGATTTTGAAACAGAAAAACAATAATTATGATAAAGAATGAAACATTAAAGAAGCTAGGGTTTAAGAATGATTACAATAAAGAATATTATTACCTAAACGTATTAGGCATTGACAGTGAAAATACATTTACTATATCATTCAATCCATACGCTCCACACGGATGTATAGCGTTGTTTATTGATGATAATGAACAAGTAACTAGAATATTAGATATAACAACTGAGAAAGAACTTAAACAACTATTAAAGTTATTAAATGTACAGTAAGAACGCATTACTCATATCACTCCTAACTGGTGAATCTGTTCGTATAGTTGAATACCAAAAGAACGGTTACTACTCAGTGATTGATACAGATGAACCAACAGCCAAACCTTATCTAATACATGAAGCTAACCTATCTGATAAGCCTTTTGTAGATGATTGGCTAAACTTCAAATACGGAGAAGGCGAGATATTCTCTAATAAGCTTTATATGTTAGACGTGTATCTGTTTGTGAAATTCACATTAGGCGAAGTATTTGGCTCTATCGAGTATATATCAGAAGATGAGTTTATCGTTAAGATTGGAGCAGAACGCAAGCAGTTTAAGCTTGAATTATGCGAGTACAACGGAGACTTCTTTAGATGGAACTCTGATACATTCAAAACTAATGCTGATTACATCTTTCAGGTTGGAGAAGACTTCGTCAGAATATTCAGTGTTAGTTTACGTCAGATGCTCGGTAGTAATGTCACTATGAGAGACGGTAAGATGTTGTTTTCATTTGAAGAGAATGGCGTATTGAGAACAGGAGCTATAAGTACTAATCCAGAGAAGACCAAGTTTGGTTGTCAATTGAGCTTGGTTATGGATTATATTCACGATTCACGAATTGATAAACCAAAGAGTGAAACTGATAGATTGATAGAAGAGAATATTAAATTAGAAAATATTATTCAAGATGGTGACGGTATGGCTAGAATAGTGTTTGTAGAAGAATAATAGTTAAGTTTTTATTATGGGAAAATTAGAAAAAATGTTAGACTGGTTAGTTGAATTAGATATTCAACATTATAAAACCGAAAAACTACTTGATTATATACCAAGTGGTAATTCACACTTTTACTTAAAATGTTCACAAGAAAGGTTTACAAGTGATGAAATGATTAAAATTTTCCATAATCAGGCTGATAATGAATTGATGGAACGCTGGAATTACGCTATCGCTGACACTATACGTGGAAAATGATATATATTGTATGTTATAATATTTTAACAAAACATTAACACTTATAATTAGGATAGTAAATAATAAAGTATTAACTTTGAATTTTTAAAATAACAAACTATGAAAGTTTATAATGAAGAAGGAAAACACGTAAAGACAGTACCGAAGAAGTTTGGTGTATTTAGTGATACGTTTATAATATCAAGATGCTATAATGATACAAAGAGACCTTCAGAACACGAGAGAGATTTGTTGGAAGTTAAATTAGTTGATTTCTATTTTAGTTTATTCTTATCAGAGCTTAATGACGTACTCACTGAAATATACATATCAAGAAATATAGACGACTATTATATTCCAGAACTACGTAAGGTGCAAAGAAACGATGGAACACATGACTTTGAATTATACTTTAGCGAAACAAACTCCGTAAGGGTTTCTCGTTCAGATTTTCCAGAGTGTGTTTATACAACAGGATTTAGATACTAAAACAAATATTATGATAAACAAAGACGAAGAAGTAATTGAAGAAATGATTAAAGAGATTGAGCAAGAGAAGCACCCAGAGTATTACGCTGGTTACGCTCAATGCCTGCAAGATGCTATTAAAGAACTAACAAAACAACAGGATGATAAGTAGAGAAAAAGCAATTGAACGAAAAGAATTTATTGAGTCTTTCGGAGAAAAAGCAGCTTCAATACATTACAATGTTAAGATATCAACATTAGAAAGACAAATGAGATGGTTGGCTTCTGAAACAAAAGTGTCTAACATAAAAGTGTTGGTATTGGATATAGAAACAGCCCCAGCGGCAGCTTTTGTATGGCAGTTCTGGAAGGCTAATGTTGGTAAAAATCAAGTTATTAGCGATTGGTTTATGTTAAGCTGGTCAGCTAAATGGTTAAACGATTCCAACATTATGAATGATGTTCTTACTAGCGAAGAAGCATTGAAACAAGACGATTCTCGTATATCAATGTCTATTCATACACTTGTAGATGAAGCCGATATTGTTATAGCTCATAATGGTAAGAAGTTTGATATGCCTAAGCTTAACACTAGATTCCTTATTAATGGTCTACCAAAGCCAAGCCCATACCAAATTATAGATACGTTATTAGTAGCCAGAAAAGAGTTTGGATTCAATAGTAATGCTTTAGATTCGCTATGTAGGCAGCTTGGTTTAGATACCAAAGTAGAGACTGGTGGATTTGAATTATGGAGAGCATGTTACAATGGTGATGAAGAAGGATTAACTACTATGTCTATGTACAACGATAATGATGTAGTAATACTTGAAGAGCTTTATCATGTTATCAAAGCATGGATTCCGAACCATCCTAGAATGTTCTCAGATACCGATGGAGAAACTTGTGAGGTTTGTGGTGAAAAGCATTTAGTAAGTAATGGTTTCTACAGGACAACAGTTAATAAATATGAGTCATTCAGTTGCATGAGTTGTGGTGCTAGTCTAAGAATGAGAGTCAATAACGAGAAAAATAATGAGCTAGTGGTTTGCGCTAGATAGATATGATAGAATTAGTAAACATAATAGCGGATATAATAGGATTTATTTTTGTTTTATTCATGAGTTCAATATTAATACTGGGAGGTATTTTTTCTATTAGCCTATTATATTCCGCTTGGTTTGCTGTTAAATGGTTAATAAATAAATAAGATATGAGATTTAAAGATAAAAACAATGATGGGTTTTTTAAAGGATTAGGAGGAGGATTCGAGTTTACTATTTCTTACGCTAGAGATTACGGAAGATATTACGTAGTGGCTTCTCATCGTAAAAAAGATATAAGATTAAATACCCTATGGATTGGGGTTGTTTTTCCAGACTTCGATAACGCTGTTAGTTTTTGTGAAAACTTTAAATACAAGGATTACAAATGTGTAGGAGGTGATGTTTAACATGAAAGAATTAGAATTTACAATAGAAGGAAAAGGAAGCACAAAAGGCTATGTTTATACTAGAATGGTAGTAACACCTTCGTGCTACATTTACAAAGCTGTTTCACCAATACGTACAGTGAAATATGAGGTGTTTAAGCGTAAGGTTGTTAGAGAATTTACGCTAGACAATAGCGGAAGAAAGAAAGAGGTTTATCCTAGAGATGAAGACTTTGGAAGAATAGCATTTACATACAATAATATGAATGATGCTTATGTTAAAATGCAAGATATAATTAACAGATACGAAGATTATGAATAATGAAACACTAGTTACGGATGAGTTCTATTTGCAAGCGATGAACTATAGAAAAATCAATTGGGATTTAGACGGTAGGAGATTGGGTGTTATAATGCACTCGGAAACAAGAAGGTATATACTTAATGAGACAAGCGATTTCATTCATAACAATGGTGGAGAATACATGTTTGGATTTAAGATATACCGTACTTATGATTTACCAGTTAATCAATTTAGATTCTTTATAGACGAATAATATGGAAGAAGACGAAAGGTTTATTAAGCTTTACGAATATTGCTCTAGTGTTTATCCTTACGAGGTGACTAAAGAAGACGTTATGAGTGTTATGGATATTAATTCGTTAGACTTTGAGCTGAATAAAACACTAATACAAACTATAATCAGACTATCACATGAGGAGAAGAGTGAATTGGAGCAATAAGCATTTGGATTACGAGACAACGTATATTCAAAAGGAAGAGATGGAGTATGAGTTTTATCAGAGCTGGAAGCAGGGGTGTTTTACAGAAAGAGCTGGTGAGCTTATACTTATTCTTGTGGAGAATATATGTTTTAGTCGTAGCTTCAGGTTAAAGAACAGTGAGTTTATAATAAGAGAAGCAATGATAGATCATGTTATCATGTATATCTTAGAGAACGGACTACGTTTGTATAAACCTGAGAAGAGTGCTTTTGCTTATTTCAGCATGACAACGTTTAGTAAGGCTTTCGACTTCCTCCGTTCTCGTTATGGCGTAGCTAAGAGAATGGATTTATATGGCGAGCGTATTAAGTTCAAAATAGCTCATAACGAGTGGATAATATACGACATACATTCGTTAGAAGAGTTTGAAGAATCAAATAAAGAACATATATTGAATAGTGATAATTATTATAAAAACATAGAATAATGAAAGATGAATTGAATTTCTTATCTTCGTTAATACAAGACCTTGGTGAAGATAGAGGTTGGGATAACTTTATAGAGATACACGACTCTAAGTATGAATTATTAGAGAATATACTTAATTATATTACAATTAACGAGTTAAACAAATAGAATAATGAGTAAAGAAAAAAGTAAAAGTAGTGGTGTTGGATTTCTTAGTTTGTTAACATTATTATTTATAGGACTAAAACTAGGTAAAGTAATAACTTGGAGTTGGTGGTTAGTATTGCTTCCAATGTATGGATGGTTAGCTGTAGTATTGTTTTTATTAGTAGTAGCTGGAATTGTAACTTTATTAGATAAATAATATGAAAGACCCAATAGTACAAAGTGTAATAGACCAATACTTAGAGCGTTCAAGTGGTGGCATTAAGAAATACGGAAAAACATTGAAGCTAAATGAAGACGGAGGTGTAAGATTCTTGCAGCATTTACAGGAAGAATTGATGGACGCTACATTGTATATAGAGAAGATTAAGCAAGACTTGAAGGATTCTATAGACTTAGAAATGACTAAGCTTTACCATGCGTTATTGCTAGCTCAGGAAGCTGCTTACGATAAGCCTTTAGCCCCTTGCGATGTTGAAGATGTATTCTTTCAGTTAGGACATAATATAGATAAATTACCATTTTAAAACAAATAGACATGGAAAAGATTTTAATAGTTAAGCATAAGAGTTTAGAAGATTTTTATAATAAATATATTCTTAAAGAAGATAAACGAAGAGATAGTAGGGTTGTTATTCCTCAGCAGTTTTATGTTGATAAGGAGTTACTAAAAGGTGTTGGGCAAATAGAATTTCATTATATGGAATATGAATATATTAACTTCAACTGTAGAAGCAACTCTAATATCATTTACAAAGTAGAGGAATACGATGATGTAAATGTAGTCTGTAACTTCGTTCTAACAGAAAGCCCATTTTAATATGGCTGATATAGCAATGTGTACAGGGTACAAATGTAAAAAGAAAAGAAGATGCTATAGGCATACAGCACCAGTCGGTATGTGGCAAGCTTGGAGTCCTTTCTATACAGAATCAGATTGTGAATATTTCATAGATAACAAAGAATATGAACGAAATAACATTAGAAGAGATAGAGAAGACGATAAGTGATTATATATTCTCGCATAAGCAACAAAGAGTTGATGTTAATGTATTAAAATATGTTCCAAAGAATAATCCATTCACTGTTATGTTAGCACAGAATGAGATACATAAAGCAACAGAGGTATATAACTGGATTAAATACAAAGAAAATGAAAACGAAACTATTAAAGAAGATTAGAAAGAGGTATAGCGTTAATATGGTAACTAATATGCCACCAGAGAACGATTGGTATTATTATTTTGTACAAAACGGCAGGGTTTTATTTTTTATAGAAGGAATTGCTTTTGCACCGCCAGTAACAACTAAGGAGCACGCATTAAATAAAATACTTATGCATATAAGGGATAATTACACATATAAAAGACGTAAATCATCTTGGGTAGAAAAGAAAGTCTGGTACAATGGGTAGAAGAGTAGAGAGAACACGAAACTTAGGAACATGGACAGAAGCTATGTACTTCGGTAGAATAAGAAGCGTACTTAGAACTATATGGATGCGTGAATGGGAACCTCGTAAACAAGCTATAGAGAACGCTAAAAGACCATATAAAGGTAGTGATAAGCGTAGGAAGTGGGAATATCAATGCGGGGTAACTAAGGAGTGGTTTAGATTAAACGAAGTTGAGGTTCATCACTTAGAAGAAGCTGGAAGCTTGAATAATGAAGATGATTTAGTTTCTTTTATACGTAGATTACTTTGTGAAGACGTAAATAAACTAATGGTTATATCGAAAGCGGAGCATAAGAAAATAACTAACAACGAAAAGAAAAACAAATGACACGAGAACAAATAACTAAATTCGAGTATTGTAGTAAACATTTATTAATGATTCAAGAATGGAAAGAGAAACTTCCTTTTAGTGTCAAACAATACGGGTGCGGAACAGGTAGACCAAATATTGAATACACATTAGAACACACGCATAATGATATGTATTCAGATGTAATAGCTGCTATATCAAAAGCAGAATATATAGTAAATAATATTATAGAAAATATTTAAAAATGAAAGCAGAAGGATTTATAAAAGAATTAGAAGATGCTGGATACAGAATGTTTAAAGATAATTTCAAGAGTTCAACTGCAGCTTACCAAAAAAGATTTAAAGATAAGCTTGGAACTAAATACTTTATAACAATCTATTATTACGCAGAACGTTATTACAACAAAGAGCAGAAAGCACCAGCTTCATTTGACGTTGACCTACAATTAATAAAGATTTTCAAAGGAAAAGAGTTCGTTGTAGACCTAGGAGTTTTCGGATTATTCGATTGGATTGATGGTGCTTCTGAATTTTATTCATTAGAACTAATAGAGGACTTTATAGAAGAAATGTTTACACACAATAAATTTGAGTATTACGAATTAAACAATTAATATGACAAAGAACAAGAGAGCAAAAGAGATAATTAAATCTCACGAAGAACCAAGAAAACCAGACGGAGATTACATTCTTAACCTAATTAAGTTACAGCTCGAATATGCTGGTACGTATTGCGCATTTGAAGACTTTATTAATGATTATGAAGACTTATATCAAAAGACCACGATAACGCAAGAACAAGCAAATTTATTCAAAGCTAAAGTGTTCGAGATGCTAATGGATGACTTCGGTTACAGTATTCAGAAGTGTAATTCAGAGTTCGCTGCGTTTAAAGCATACTATCCACTCAAAGTGAAATGATAATGAAAAAACTAGCAAGTAAAATATTTATATTCTTTGTAGCGTTATATTATGTGATACTACTTAGAATTAAAAAGAGACGACATGAAAGTATTTAAGTGTGGGGAACAGGTTAAGATGAAGGTTGGAGGAGGTTACGGAATGATAACGGCTAGTATTAACAGGTTTGATTCTATTCGTTATGAGATAACAAAGCATGATGGAGAGATAGTTAACAAGCATGAGGACGAGTTCTTAACACAAGCAAATAAAGTAGAAATAGGTTTTAAAAGAAAATAGATATGGCAGATATGAATCCAGATGACGCAATGTTCACAACTATACAGAATGTACCTACATTTATGGTTGAGAACGCCATAGAGTGGCACAATAAAGTAACAGGAGATGAATGGAATTTAACCTACGAGAAACATCCAGATATTCAGCATAGGATAGGTCAGCTTATTGATATGTGTGATGAATACGAAGTTGTTAATTATAAAGTTATTTACACAGAAGCAGACTTATTTTAATTGACAAGTATAATAGATATAATAGGAGACGTTGAAGACGACAAGTTCCACGATGTTAATGACATTATGATATATCAACATGAGTGGCAATGGCATGAGGTAGGCGTTTCCTGTGTATCTGTACTTACAGGAGAATTGAAATACATTAAAGATTTAGAAAAACGAATATATAAAGACAAGAACAAATGACAGTATTATCAGCAGTAATATTTTGCACATGCTTAGGATTAGTATTAGTAGTAATAAGTTCTGATTTGGAAAACAATTAATATGAAAAATAAAATAATTAAACTAGGAGACTTCCTTATAAATAGCTTACCGCTAATAGGTTTTATATTAGTGTTATTAGCTATGGTATTTCAGGTGTTGTTCGTTAAGTTTATGTGGGCTGCTATTGCTGTACACTTTATTAACGAAGGTGTAAAAGCTATTAAGGAAAAGAATAAATGGAAAGATAATGTAGCTTTCATGGAGTATATGTTAAAAGCCGCTGGTTACAACTTAAAAGAATAGATATGAAAGTAAATATAGAAGCAGAAAGTGAATACGAAGCACGTAGAATAGTGAAGTCATTAGACTTAGCGTTGTGTATATTTGAACTGGAGAACAAGCTTAGAGCTGCGCTGAAGCATGGAGATAACAGCTTCGAGTTTGATGAAGGATTAGAGAAGGCTCAATCGTTATTGATTGAAGCTAAAGAAGAATATGGTATTAACCTAGAAGACTTAATTACCTAAGATATGTTATAGGAGAGTAGTTATAGGTTTCGCTAGAGAACGAACTTCCAGTACTGGTAAAATCTGTCTTATCAATAAAGTCTATAAGTTTCTTTTGTGTGTATTTAAGTTTTCCGTAGATGTTTGAGATATTATATTCTCTTACGTCTTCGGATTCTTTTTTGTTATAGAATGAATATAATCCTTTAACTGTAAGAAACACCATGTGACTTTGGCATTTAGCTAGTAATTCTGCGTAAGCTTCATCTAATACCTCACCAGCTTCTAGCTTACCAATTAAATCAGCGTATAACTCTTCTGTCATATCTGAAGCTAATGAAGTTTCTTGTTCCATTAATATCACAGTAAGGATATCATTATTGTCATATGTTGACATTGAAGGGTATTTCTTCTTAAAATATTGGTCGTCTATTAAATATGTGTTAGTCATTATTCAGCCTCCTCTGTTGTTTCTGCTTCTGTTTCTGTTGTCTCTCCACCATTAATTAAGAAACTCATATCTGCATCAACTATCTCTATCTCTATGTCTTTAAATGCTGAGTTCTTTAATACAGTTTCAAATCCACCCATAACAATCTTTCTTGATGGAATAGTCTCCATTGCTTTAAATAATTCATAAGAACTTAACATCTCTGTTCCTGTCCCACCAAGCTTACCAGCTATAGCAATACCAAATAAAGCAGGGTTAGTGACTGCGTGGGCTGTTAATATCTTACTATCATTCAGTTTAGCCATTACGTCAATAGTCTTATCTAGATTCTGAATGTTTAACATATCAAACTCAGGCTTCTCTTCTGCTCTGCGTACAAATGATATAATCACATTCTCGCTATCAGCACCATTAAAGTTAGTTTTGAATTTCTCAGCTTCTTCACGTTTCTGTTCATCATTCATATTCCTACCGATAAATGTAGCAAGCACTCTAGGTGCAAAACCATTACGAGCGGAGTTCTTGATAGTCCTACCAAACTCAAAGTCACCTTCAATAAAGTCAAATGCTGAGATATAGTTAGGTGTTCCGTAGAATGGATTAGTTGAGAAAGGATTCTTTACATACAATCCGTATCTACTCTGTTTAGCCGCAGGGTCAAAGTTTGGAAGCTGCTCTTCATCGTTACTGAATACAGTTCCACTTACACGCTTAAATATGTCTCTAAGGATAAAGTTCTCTACAACACCATTGTTTGGTGCGCCAAGCCTAAATGTCTTATGACTTCTTATTTCTAGTTTAATAGGTTGCCCTGTATCTGTATCTGTGTCAACAACTATTAAAAACCCACCGTCTGCTGTGTAGTTAAATGCAGCCTTGTTAATTAATTCATATAAGGAAACATTAAACCCTCCTGCGTTCTCTATGAAAGCTTTCCACTTCTTGTCATCTAAGTCAGAATCAATACCAATACCACTAATCATATTAGCTTTCTTACGTACAATACCTGAGTGTGTAGTAGACTTATCTAATAGTGTAGCTAATATACTCGGCATATCATCGTTATCACCAAATCTAATATAATCATACGTCTGAATCTTCTTTAGTCTAGGATTCTCTGTAAGGTTAATTATATTATTGCTGATAGCATTCTTTATAAGACTTGATGATGATATAGTCTCGGTTGCTGCTACATCAAAATTATCTACAACGTTATTTATTCTATCTCTTAGTTTCATTAGCTTATTATTTTAACTCCTTCGTAGTTACTTACGCTTTCTACTCCTTCTGTAACCATAACTATCTCTTCTATAGTAGAGCTAACGCCATTAACAAATAACGAAACATCATAACTACCATCTTGTATTAAAGTGGTGTCTATAACTATACGTAATGACCATTTACAGCATTCTACAGAGAAATCGTCTATTACCCCATCAATCCAAGAATCAGTGACATTTGCTCTATATCTAAACAACAAAATATCGCCAGTATTGTATTCCATTGGCAATATTACTACTAATTCCGAAAGCTCATTATCGTTTCTATTAACTAATTGCATTATCTCCTCCTTCTTTTCCGAATCTACCAACGCTTAACATACCAGCGCCAAAACCAAATATTGTAGTAAATATACCAGTATTAACTTCGCCATAACCTAGAAATCCAGCAGTTCCTATAACTAAGCCCCAAGCTATACAGAATGTAGCTATGTTGGTTCTGAATTTCTTAGTTGCTGTATTCATCTGTATGTTTAGGTTCTAATTTGTTTATACGTTGCTCATTATCCTTTGCTAATCTCTGCGTTGGGATTATAACAAACTCATTAACGCTATGCGCCCAATCGTACAATTCCTTAAATTCTAACATTCTTTCGCTCTGTACCTTTTCGTATTTATCCATCTTATAGATTATAGTGTCCTTAAAGTCTACAGCTTGATAAGCTATAAAACCTATCAGTCCTATAATTATACTTACCGCTAATTTATTAAAAGCGTTATCTAGTTTATTCTTGCCTACCTGTGTCATAATGCAAACGAAATCAATGTTAATAAAAAACTAAACCATAATAACCAGCTACGCTGATTGTAATCAAAATCTAACATAGCTGTACTTGTTTCACTATGTGCTGTCCATCTCCATTCGTATACACAGTCTAATATATCTCTAACTGTATAATAAACGCCATTGTGAAACCAACTAAACATAGCCATTAATGCTATTCCGATAAGTAATGCCTTCCATGTAATTCCTAATGTAAAATACAATAATGTAGCAGCTATAATGCCACGTATTCCAGTAAGTAGCTCATGTATATATTTAAACTTCTTTATACGTTTGTTATACACAGCACTAAAGTAATAAGCTTCTGTTAATCCACAGATAAGTGCGAACACTATCCAAATCGGGTATATGATTAATAGCTCCATTATAATTCTTCCTCTATATCGTAAGTTCCTTTACGGTCTTTATAAAAGAAGTCGCTATAATAATCCATATAGTTGTGTTCATTTATCCTTATCTCTTTTTCTCCGTCATCAATCCATAACAGAAGATTTGCAATTATATTCATTGGTCTACCATCTGCAATCCTAAAGATGTATTCGTCGTAAGTTTCAAGCCAAATAACAGGACGTTCACCTCTTAATAAAGCCTCCTTAGTGGCTTCTATATTGTAGATCTCAACTAGCTGCATAAGCTCAGAGCCTAGCATCCATTCTTCTAGATGTATTTCAAGTGCTTGCTTGCGGTTCATGACTATTCTGTTATATGAGTGACTGGGAATATATTTGCTTGCACCTTAGTAAATTCAATTTCAGCGCCTGCCTTATCGCTCAGCACCATTAATTGTACTTCTTGATTAGTAGATAGCGTTACCTCTCCTTGAGTCACCCAAGACCCTATGTCTGTCGTTAGTTTAATCAACCTATCTGTAACAAGTCTTTCTGAAGGGTCTGCTCCATCTATACCAATACCTATATCTACTGTCGTCGCAGCCGTATCTGTTGATGCCGAAACATTTAAAATAATCTTAAATGTACGCGTTTCAGTTCCTTTATATTTAAGCTTATCTACATTCAATTCAAAATTTTCTAACGGTGAATTGGTGAATGTTCCAGCTATCGGATACCATGTTCCTGCTGCTGTCGTTGTTGTCGGTGTCGCTGTGTCTAACGTTCCAAATACGCTTGATTTTTCTAAGCTTATTTTCAATGATTGCAATGCTGCTGATAATTCTATACTCATAATATCTTTATTTATAATTTATAAACTAAACTTCCATTTAAATAAACTTGCTCACCATCTTTTACAACAGCTTCCGCACCATCTGGTAAATAATTATAATTAATGTAGTTCAATACCTTAATTAAGTCGTCGCCTGTTTTCTGATTTTCATAAACAAATACCTCAAAGTTTTCTAGCTTATCACCGTAATTTGTGTTGAAGCCTACGAACACCTTGTTTTGGTCTGATGGTTCAAAGAAAGTTTGTAAAACATCGTAGTCAAGCTCTGAAATATGATATGTACTTCTAGTAATCCTATCAGTGCTATCATAGTAAACCGAATCCGTACTTGCTGCTGTTTGGTTAATCCTGTCTAAGATGTCATACTTGGAATCTGTGCTTCCTGTTGGGTTTAAGCAAACATAGCTGTTAACTAGGTTGTGCATTGCCCCGCCCTCATGCTCAGTCCATCCAGTAGTATTACTTAGTCCTGTTGTGTTTAGGGCTTTGTTTATTACCTGTTCGCCTTGGTCAATTGTGTAAGTTCCTGTCGAGTCAACAAAAGAATCCATACTAATAAATTCGGAATCTACATGTACTTTAAATCTATCATCGGTTAAAAAATCAAAATCAATATTAGATATATCCTCACTGAATATAATTGCAGTGGGGTTGCTACCTGTTGCTGCTGGCACTAACTCAAAACCGTTACCGTCCAATTTATCACAATATATATATAAGGATTTGTCTATATCGATAATTAACTTAATCCTATAATCTGAAATATTATCAAGGTAGTCACTTGCGCTTTTAAACTTAAATCCAATCGGATTATTATCTATTATCCTAATCTCATTTATTGACCTTCCGAATGTAAACTCAGTAATTGAATCACTATTGTATCTAATCGAACATGATAGTGATTTTTGACTAATTGTAAATACATACTCCGCTAAATAATCACCTATCTCTAAATTAGTATTGCCGCTTGCTGTGCATCGTAGCCAATCCTTGTTCTGCCAATACCCTAAATCTAAAGCATCCTGTGTGCTTTGCGGGGTGTAATCTGTTACTGGTGCGAATGTTACCCCGTTGTTTGTGGCTTCTGCTCCGTCTACTGAGTTTATGGCGTGTCCGTTATTAAAAAACTGATTAACCTTCACCCCGTTTTTATATAATGTAAAGCATCCGAGAACCCCCTCCCATGAATTAGTAATATAACCTTGTCCAAAATCCTTGAATGTTATGCTTCCAACTGCCGCACTACCTACTGTGTTTAAATCTGGGTAGGTGATCAATATATTAGTTCCATCATATTCAAATATATATTGTCCAGATAAAAAGCTTTTATTAAATGTATATAATAATCCTGCTGTATTTCTAAATCGTACCTGCGTTGTAGATATTGCCAATAGGTCATTTGAATTGGAGTTATCTCCTATAAAGGCGTTTGCTATGTTTGTATTTGTTGTGCTTACTATATATATTTCTAATCTCCAAGTATCTGTTGACAACATTGTAACTTCTGGAAAAGTGTAATATGTTCCAGCTGTGATATTCGCTACCTTCCCACCAACCACAGCCGCATCATCACCGCTTACCCGCTCGTCTAATACCAGCGTTCCTGATTCTCGGTCCCACCAGTCGAATGTTAGGTCTGATTTTAATGGTGGCACTGGAATATCATGTAACGTTGTTCCTTTATCAAATAATGGAATCCATTTTCTTATCTGACTCCTTGTGTAATATTGCTTTGGAGGTTTTCTCCTGATTCTTTTGATAGCCATCTATATGATAAATTTAATAACCAAAAATAATATAATTAACACCGCACATATAATACCAAATATAAAGAAGAAGTTTTTAATAGGGTTATCGTTCTGCTTTACCTTGTGTTTTTCTACTATACGTTTCTTTATAACAACGTCTTTCTTCTTAATCTTTATATCTACTACCAGTTTGCTTTTTAAACGCTCTAATTGCTGTTTTTCACATGTATCATTTGTATAGAGCTTTACTTCTGCTTCTGGTGTATTAAACACTATTGAATCTAATCTCGTAGTGTCAGCGATAATTTCTTTGTTCACCACTTGTGGAATAATGAACGTCGTGTCTATAGTTGTAATCCTTGTGGTCTTCTCTAAGCTTCTACACCCATTTGTTGTAATTAGCAGAGAGATAAACACAAGACTCAGCATTACGCCTCTTGATAAGACCTTTGTTTGCTTTTTTAACGCCATCGACTGTTTCGTATTTCCATTTCTTTAACCACAATACAACATCTAAGTCAGAACCTTTCCCTTTAGCTTTAGCTAGTGCTGTAGAGGACTTAAAGCCACCTACGCCAACATTGAAAGCAAATATAACCCAAGCATCAAACCTGTTCTGCTTAATTCCTTTAGGAAACTCTTTATTAACAGCACGTTCAAATCTTGCCAAATCTTTCTTTAATAACTCATTAACCTCACCGTCTGTTATTTCCGTTCCTTCATGTACATCATCACCAGTGTGACCAATTCCAATCGTCCAAACACCAGCACTACACCTATATGCCTTTAGTCTTTTAGCTTCTAATCTCTCTAATAATGCTAATCCTTTTTCACTAAGCTTCATAATGTTGTATAAAAAAGAGGGGCAGGATTACGCCTAACCCCTCAATATTATTAATTACTATTATACTACTAAAGCAGCTTCTAACACAGCCCAACTTGTATCTGAAAGAACACGTTCCATAGAATCCTCGTCACCAGTAAAGGTAAGTTGCATCATATTCTTCTCAGTGTTATTTCCAGTTGTACTTGATACAGCGCTAATAAACACACCATTATCATATCCGTAAGCAGTCTCAATTCCTGTTCTAGCTCTAACGAAAACAACTAATTCATTGAATCCACCAAGCATAGGAATTACAGCCTGTAACTTATCTAGTGTTACTCTTGGAATTTCAACTGAAACAGTTGGTACAAAAGCATCAGTTCCATCCTCTTCACCAGTATATTCAGTACCAGCATAAGAGAACCCATCTTTCTTATTAAAATCAATCATAGCTACACTTGTAGCTTCAACAGCAGTGATATCTAACTCTCCGTCTACGTCTGTAGCTGTTGTGATATCACCAGCTCTCATAACGTAAATCTTATCCAATCCACCCTTAGGCTTATCTGTACAATCGAAGGTTATATTTTCTAATGCTGTACTATTTGAACATCCCATATATTTTCCTTTCTATTAAGCGTCAAGCTCTGTTAAATAATGTGTAATATTCTCAGGCTTCTTATAAGAGAATCCAACCATGTATTGACCCCAAATGTTATCAGAGTTTGTGTAGTCATCATACTTAGCTTGAATAGCGTCCGCGTCAGAATACTCATCAACTGCTAATACTAGGTTAGAAAGAGGTGTAATAAAGATTTCAGTATCAGCTAGCGCTGGATAATGAACAACTTCCATTCCTAAGAATGTCTTTAACAATCCTTTTTCAATACCAGCATATTCTACACCATAATCAGCAATAGCTAATTGGTAAGCTTGATATACATTTGTGTTACATGCAATAACTGGCTTAAACTCTCTGTCAGCACCATTGAATAAAGCTGCTTTGTTTGCGGCACTAATACCTTTATAAGCTGCTCTAAAGTGTGTTAACACCTCTGTCTCATCAGTCATGTCATGTGTAGTTCCAACAGCAGTACCATCAACTAGAATATCAGTTGCATAAGTAGACTCTAGCACCAACTCAGCTCTAATACCGTCAATAACTTCACCAGCGTCAGTTCCAGAACCAACCATTGTGCTACCGTCCCAGATACCACCAGCGTTACCATTCCAAGACCAATCTAACAACTCTTGTCCGTTAAGCTTAACAAAATAATCAAACACCCACTCTTGGAATTGACCATCTAATGTCTCAGCATTTAGCTGACCTTTTTTAAGCATTGTACTTCTATAAGAATCCTCTAAAGCGTTCTTACAGTTCTGATAACCCCAACGTCTAAACGATGTATAGAATGTTTTCTCTGAAATATCAGATGTACTTCTTGGTGTATACGCACATTTACTGTTATCAAAAATCAATGTTGCTTCAAAAATAGGAACCTGCTTCTGGCTCTTAATTCCATCATACAACGTAAATCTATTAAGAATTTCGTTAGTTTTTACAACGCTATCGAAAAACTCATTAGGGTCTCTGTTATACCAATCTAAATTACCTAATTTAGTCCAACTCATCTTTTCTAATTTTAATTTTTATTATTATTAATATTATCTGCCAAATTTGGCTCTCCACTCGTTAAGAACTTTCCCGTTTCCGATAACGTCAACAACTGCTTCTTCGAATGTATCTTTAATTTCTTCTTTAACTATTTGCTTCTGTTTTGTCAAAAGCTTTACGTCTTCAATACCTTGTGAAAACTCCTCGTTCTTTGTATCAATATCTTCTAGTTTTGCTGTGATTGGCGCTAACCTTTCATCAATAGCTTTGTTAATACCTTCTAGTAGTTCGTCAATAGAAAACTTCTCAGTTTCCACTGGCTTCTCTACCTCTTTTTCAGTGATTGTAACTACTCCATTCTCTGCATTATACACCTTGCCTTCCAACTCGAAATTACCAGAGAACCTAGAACGCTTTTCAACTTCTTTTTCGTCTACCGTTTCTTTTTCGATATGGAACAAAACTGTACTCTCAGAGATAGCTTCGTCACCCATCCATGCTAATTGATTTTCACCAACCACTAGACTTTGTTCAAACATTTCTATCATGCTCATCTCTTGTGTATTTGTTAATTCCTCATTTAATTTATAACTAGCGTTTAGCTCAATGCTAAATCCATTCAATTTCTTTTCTTTAACCATATTCCATAAAGTGTCTTCCGTAATCTTTACCTTCATAAACATAGTTCCTATAGGTAGATCGAAGCCATAAGCGTTACTCTTGTCCTCATCAAATTCCTTAATCCAACTCTCTAGCAACGTAACATTACCTTGCGCTGAATAAGCGTGAGCAAACGTGAAACTCTTATCGTAGCCTATTTCTTTCATTCTCTCGTTCAATCCTTCGATGACATCTTTAGAGAATCTTACGTAATAAATCTCTCCACTATATTCGTCTTTTCTAGGAATAAGAACGTCTGGTATCATAATAGCTCCAACAACCTCTCTTTTCTCTTCGTTAGCAAAAAACATAATTTGCTTGTCATCTGAGAAGAATACGAAGTCTGAACCTATTGCTGGTTTATCAACTAAAGATGTAGCAAAAACTCCTTCTTGCCAATCCTCTAATTGTACGTCATATATCTTGATATTATCTTCCATAATGTTATATACGTTTTGCCTATCCTGTCACTTTAAACTTAAACTTACCCTTATACCTACCTCTATCCCAAATGAACTCATTATCTATCATTGTAGCTCTATACCATTCATTGTTTTGTAATCCACCGAAGTATGGCTGATCAATTATATTTGCTGTATCACCAGATATACCTATTACACGAGGAAGATCATCTAATGCGCCAGCCCTTATGTATGATGTGTCTTCTGATTTTATCACAAAAGAAGAAGCTCTTATTATATCGTCAATCTGTGATAAATCACGAAGAACTATGTTTTTCGTTTCTATCTCGTAATAAAAGTCTTTATTATAGTTAAATCCAAATGGTGAATATGAATAATAGTTGTTTATGCGTTTCTTGGTATTAATCATAAGATTTGATAATACAGCGTTTACTGGTGCGTCAGTTTCATTATAATATATCAGAACTTCGAAGTTATATGTTATACTATTATGTTTTGTTATAAAGTCAGTTAATGCTGTTGCTGTTACAAAAGAATCCTTATTTACTTTCACAGTTATCGTGGTGTTATTATCGTTAGATTCAACTTCTCCGCTTATTATACCAGAAGAGAATATAGCTCCAGCTGGACACCATCCACTGAACTCAGTTATTGTTAAATCTAAAAGAATATAACCTATATCTCCAGAAGTACCCTCAGCTATACCTTTATATACTCCTTTTGCTATAGGCTCGGAATAATACAGAGTCATACAGCTTCCGTTAGAGAACCTTCCTAGTTTTTGTGGATATTGTAAATTTATATCTGCCATAGTTAGTATTATTAATATAGGTTATTCCAAGCGCTGCCATCCCAATACTTAAGTCTATTAGAATCGCTTGAGTCTGCCATTATTCTTATAGATTGACCAGTAGTTAAACTAGGTAGTGTTCCTGCTGTTAAATTCAACTCTAACCCGTTATTAGCTATATTAACCCTAGCTTTAACAACATTATCTACCCAAGTTGTCGGGTAGTTTCTTTCTGCTAACCATATTACGTTTTCCATTGGTTCTTTACTTATTCCCTGACCAGTATACCCTATGTTTATCTGATCTATTCTTCTAACCATATCGAAACCAGTACCGTTCCATTTGTAAACATCTATAGTCTGTGGTACTGACCCAGCGTGAATAGGGGTTAATATATAATCATCAAACCATACTATACCTTGATACATGTGTGTTCCTGTTATTGTGTAATCTAATGTATACGTATCTATTAAATTAAAATCTATATCGTATTTATCAACAATCATTAAATCACTATATAAACACCAAAAATATCCATCATGCCAAGTTGCTGCTTCTGATATCGCGTCTCTTATCCGATACTCTCTTATATAAGATAAATCCCTTTTATCAAAAACCTTAACGTAAGATAACTTTGGAGTTGTGCTATAATTATTTGAAGATACATATAATTCATCTCCTACAACATCTAAAGAATTTACTTGGTTCATTGGTGTTCCAGATGTCATTGCTCCAGAATTTGAAGACACTAATGTACCATCCTTTTTGAATTTTCTTATCCAATTATGTGTACCAAGTGTTGTATCTCTTCCTGTTGTATACAAGAACTCACCGTCACTATATACCCCTTGTGAAGCGCCAGTATCTGTTATCCTGTCTAAAAAAGTAAACGATAGCGGTTCTCCACCTCCATCATCCTCCCTTAAATCTACAAATGGTATAGACTGAAACGCTACGTGGTATCTAGAATCTGTAGATAGAGTAGTTACCGTATCGTGTCTTACGTAAACACTAGCCTTATAGTATGAATCATTTTCAACAACATCATACATCTCAAATATAACTTTTTTGCTTGTAAAAACATCAGTTATCATAACATATTTAACATCACCTATGAGTTCATTATTAGAGCTATCAAAAGATGTCTTATGTATTTTTATGAAAGCAGATGAAGATATAGTATTTGTATCTAAACTAAAATATCCACTATCTGGAACAGACCCCTCTATACCAAGTATATAATCTATAAAAAAACCACCACCTTTATTTGGATCGATCTCCCATGCGCTATCGTTTCTTACGTAATAATTTCCATCGTTTGGTGCTTCCTCTACCCTAGCTTTAATCTGCGTTTCAGCTTCTGCAAAGTTTTCATTTACTGTATTTCCACCAGTCCTTATTGGGTCTCCATTACCGTCATTGGCAGTAGCCCCTAAATTTATTTTGTTAAAATAATCCATTTATTAATAATTATCAAATGTTATTGTGTCAATATCCCAAGTATTCAATGTAGAATCAAATGTCAATGGTAATTCATCAGCTCTTGGTTCTCTAGTCATCTCTATAGTGCAAATACTACCATCCTTCTCAAACTCTATATCGGAAATGCTTATTGGTTTATATGTGTCACCAAATAGATAAACCTTGTATCCGTTTCTTATATTCAGTATCTCTTCATTAGTTAAATACGCATTACACTCTACGTTTACAGCTATATTCCCGTTCCTCCAAAAGTAGTCTTCAAAGTTCTCGTATATCACACTTGTCTTATCTAATCCACCTTCCTTGTTAGATAAATTAAAGTCATCTTCGTAGTTAAGTTGTTTAAATTCAGATGAAGCATCAAATAATGTATGCTCTACAACCATTATGTTAAAATCTTCTTCAGAAGTGTTGTCAGGATAATTATTCTCATCAGCATAAACAGATCTTGGTATCCTGAATGAATCCATTAAAGAACGTTCTAACGTTCCAAAGCTTATAGGTAACTTATCAGTCTCTATCTTCTCATTTACGTTAGTATTCCATAACGCAGAATTATTCTCTAGCTTCAAGAAGCTCCAACCAGCTATATCATCAGAAGTTAATCGTTCACCATATACTAGATTGTTTTGTAATGTTGAATTAAACGATAATTCTATCTCTTCAAATTTAGACTCATCTAATACCCAAGAATCAATATCGTATATCAGCATCTCGTCACTATCATCAAGTGTATCTATCCTATCATTTATATTTCCATATTCTTCGTTAGTTATAGATATACTCTTTACGTCATTTCTATTGTACATTTTACCGATTCGCTTCGATACTCTGTTATCTAATATGATTACATCATCTGTGTAAAAATCTGGTTCTTTGATGAATTTCACCGAGCCGTCTAATTGGTCTTTAATTGATAGGTTAAATCTTTTTACGATAGTATCTATCACATCGTACATCTTAAGTTCTTTATTCTCGTAAGATTTTTCTAATAGTACTTTATCACCATATCTAGCTTCTACGTAATCATCACTCTTTATTAGGTTTATCTGATTACCAGCATTACCACCAAACTCAAAATACATCCTAGTCGTTCCGTTCTCAGTTATTTCTACAGCAGGGTCACCAGCTATCACATTGAAATCATCTATAGTCCAAAACTCTCCTCTATGAAATCCATCTGTCATATCGTAAGTCTGTGAACCTGAAAACGCTCCTGTATCATGACTGTACTCATCAGGAAGTGTTAATACTAATCTATTAACGAAAACTCCAAGTTCCATTGTTATAGCATCTCCATAAGTAACCGACATGTTGCCAGCTAAATCAGATAAATCAGCAACTAAGTTATTATATAAACAATCTTCAGGAGTCTCAAAGTGATATACCAAATCATCATAGTAATAAATACCGACAGATGGTTTTACTGTTCCTTTCCATGTAACTAACGTATCTGGAATCTGTACTATAGCTTCTTGTTCTGGATTATTCGGGTCTTGTATATCATCATCATATTTATACCTAACTTTTAATTCCGCATAATAATCACTCCTCTTGCCGTACCCTGAAACATCGTAAGAGCAAGTATGTTGCGGTGTTAAGTAAGCTCTTGTTGTTTCAATACCTATCTCGTCTTCAGTTGTTATAAGCCTCTTGTATGGAAACAATTCAGCATCTTGCGTGCTACCAGTTATGCTAATAGCTTCTGGAGCCTCAATAAACAATACCACGCCATCTCCATCTAACGCCACGTAATGATTTCTATCTTCATCTCCATCCTTACCTTCGGATAAGAAGTTAGTAGGAATCTTAACATAACAATCATCATACCCGAATGTTCCAGTAATAAAATCTGTTGTATCCACATCCACATCGTAATAATCAAATATAGCTTCTATAAGTTTTTCTACATTGTACGTAGGTTGTGCGCTTCGTGAACCTTCTTGACTATCTAACAAATACACTGGATAATCCGTCTCTGAGTATTGGTCGCTAACTTGGTTATTAACAGCTAAAGACATAAATGAATCTATATGTGGCATATTGGATTCGTCTAATATAAAACCATAGTTTCCATCGTTTATATAAGAAATTTCATACGCGTTAACAGTAGAAAATCCTCCATAATCAATAGTGTATGATGATGGGTAGTTGTAAAGACTTATTTCTTCTGTACAGTACCAGTGAATTATATCACTAGTTGTTAGGTTTGAGTCGGTTAATGGATTAGTTCCAACCGTTGCTGTGCTATCATCAATAAGAATATCATCAATATAAAAAGCAAACGCATCAGCGTCGCCTGTAAAATATTGATCTAATGTCTCATTCCTTTTTATTGTTACTTTTACTATGCGTGACGTGGTTACTAAATTATTAGGTATGCTAAATAATTGCGTGGTATTAAAACGAAACAATATAGCACCTGAATCTATTCTAAAATAATATTGTCCACCTCCTAATAATTCTAATGGATTTATTTCAATTACTCCTCCAGATATATAATCGAACTCAAATGTCCATGTTCCGTATGCCTGTGTGCTAGGATAGTTTAAATAATTACCAGTATCAGTACCTTCCAATTTAGTTCCTACCATGCGCTCTCCTGCCTGAAATAAATTAGCTCCTGTTTCCGTATATGGTTTAAACAAATAAGAAAAAGGTGTCTCTTTCATCTTATCAACAACATATTTTACTATAGATATAAAGTTTAAGCTTATAGTTGCGTCTGGCGTATATTCTTCAATATTAGAAACTGAAAAGAATCCATTAATGATATTATCACCATTCTTCATCCTTCCTTTAAACCTCTCTGTTTCTAACTTATCCAATAATGCTAGATTGTGTTCTGTAGCTGGAATATCAAATGTATCAGTGTAATCTATTAATCTCTCACTTAAATCAGAGCTTGGGAATAATGGTATTGTTAAGTCTACTCCTTCGTCTTCGAATATATCTAATGTGTTATATGTCTTAACACTTTCTGTTTCTATTTGCTGTATCTCGAATGTATTTGAGGTTATTGTGAAATCCTCAGGTAGAAATTCATTAATACTCCTAATCCCTACACCTTCCCCTGCTTGCCACTGAATAAATGATAAATCGTCCGATAAGGAATAATTAAACGAAGTTTCGCTAGTCACATCATCAAAAATAACTACATCATTTATAGTTATTTGAGTCTCCCCAATCCCTCCAGTCACGTACTCATTTACGGAACTATTACGCTTTACCGATAACTTATAATTACCGTCCGCACTCATTGGGTAGTTAACCGCATCCATAACTGTGCTTGAGTTTTTAGTAGTAACCTCAACAGAATTACTATCTATATAAATAGATATGAAATCAGAATAAGCGGCTGTTATTAACTCAAAATAAAAGAATTTACCATCAACAAAATCCACATCTACATCAAATACTCCGTATTGATCGGTATAATCAATCTTTGCTATACTATTAAATGAAGTTGAGACTAAGCTTGCTACAGTACTTACCGACTGGTCTTCGTTTAGTAATTGTAATTCTAACATTATAGTTTTCTTATTTTGCTATTTCTACTTTCGTTATCTGTGTAGTCTCGTAAGTCTCTTTTCGTTATATAAGCTCTTATTACTTGTTCCTTACTTGCTGTTTCGCTTGCTCCATTGACAGCTCCGACACTACCTCCGTTAGCAAAGAACTTACTATCACTGTATTTTTTATCTTTGAAGTTAATAGCGTCTAGTAACGCTTTGTTTCTAGCTGTAGCTTCCTTATTCACGATATATTCTCCACCTTCCATCTCGTAACCACCTTGTCCAGCAACACTAAAAGGAATACCTCCTTCAGCGTGAGAAGCTCCAACCACCTCGCCACCATCTGCGTATTTTACAGGATAGAATTTACGCTGACTAATAGCAGCAACCTCAGCTCCAGACTTAGCAGCTACAATACCACTAGCCGCCAAAGCTACACCCAATCCTGCTGGCAACGGGTAAGTAGCTATTGATTGTATAAAAGCCTGTGCTGCTCCAGCTACACCATTAGCTATAGCTGAACTAATATCAGACTTCTTCTGTGCCTCAAACGCTGCTTTATTCAGTGCATTCTTCTGCTCTATTTCACGCTTCTCTAACTCTTCACGCTTCTTAGCGTAAGCTTCTGCTGTGATTATGTTATTATCAAACTGAGAGCTTAATATATCACTTTCTACATCAGACCTTGATTGTACAGCTTCTAACTCTGCTGCTATAGAATCTAGTCTGTTATTTAGGTTTTCTTGCGCGAATTTACCATATATATCAGCCAATGCTGCTATACCATCAGACACCAGTTTTAGATACTGCTTTTGTTTATCCTCTTGGTCTTTAATTTCATTATCAGTTATTCCTGTTATACCAACTATTAACGATTGCTCTTTTTTATTTACATCGCCCTTAGCTTTATTAGCCTTATCTGTTGTTTCTTTAAGCATATCAGCCAATTCCTTTTGTAACTCTATAGCGTTAGCTTTATATGTTTTTATTTGCTCTAAATACCTATCTTTATTTTTAGGGTCGCTAATAACTAAAGCTTCTAAAACACGAATAGTATCAGCTTCTATTTCTATAGCCCTAGTGTAAAAACCAGCTATTTTGATTTTATTATCAGATAGCGCTTTATCAATAGCATCAGTTGTATTATCTGCTGCCTCACTTATAGCTTTAATTACAGAATATTCATCTGCGCCTTCACTTATAGCTTTCTTTAGTGCTGAAGTGTTTAATCCTAGCTTATTATACATATCTAAGTCCAAACCACCTAAGTTAGCTTTATCTATACCATAGTCACCTCTAACATCTGTAATTTGTGATTTGCCTTTATCAAACTGAGAACACAGCCCCATAGCATGAACAGTTGGTTCGTTGCTTTCACAAAGACTTTTAATTATTTCTAGCTTCTTCTTTGCTTTAGCCTCGTAATCTATCCACTCTTTAGTATTATTGGTTGATATCTTTATTATCTCACCAGTTGAGTCGTAGTATTTTTTATAATCAGCTATCGTCTCATCTACTGTTTGCGATATAGATGTTATTGTTGATGCTGTAGCGTTTATTGATTGATATTCGTTTCTTAATGCTCTTAGTAGCAAATTATCTGGGCTAGCATCTAAAGCATCAGAAGCTCCTTGATATAAAGAACCAATCTTTGTTATCGCGTCAACACCAGAACCTTCACTTTTAATGTATTTATCTAGTAATGTATTTATAGTATCTTTCTCACTATAACCGACATTTAAAACCTTAGCAACCTCCTGCATTGCAGCTTTTTTTGCTGTTTTTACAGCATCTGCCTCATCTTGTTGCTTTTTATACATATCATAAAGTACAGATAATCCACCAGTACCACCTCTTAATCCGAACTTATTAGAGATGCCAGCTATAGCTTGTTGCTTATCGAACCCTTTAGTAACAGATTCATTTATGTCTTTATATATATCCTGAGCCTCTATATTGTATTCTTTTAAATACTCTCTAAAACTCCTTAACGAATTATTCTTAGACCACTCTATAAACGCATCTGTTCCAGCAAAAGGAAGCTTTACAGATTCCCATGCCCTTCCAAAAGTGTCAAGCTCATTGGTTGTAGCTATTAAAGCTGCATCTAATATATCAAAAGATGTAGGCAAATCCTCTGCCATTAAATTCTTTAACTCTCCAAAATTCTGAACTAATAAAGTTGCTGCAATAGCTCCTCTTTTTCCGAATTGGTCTACAGCATCAGAGAAGCTAAAACCAGCCTTAGACATATCCTCTAAAACTTCCATCACATCACTTCCACTTTCGGATATCTCAGCAAACATATTCCTCAATCCAGTACCAACCTTTGAAGCTTTTAGTCCTCTATTGAATAACAACTCCATCATTTTACCAGCATCTTTAAGTGATACCCCTACAGCGTTAGCTGCTGGGGCTACATATTGCATTGCTGTCTTTAATTCATTTATTCCAGCAGGTGTTTTTCTAATCAAATCAAAGAATACAGCGGTAACTTCCGATGATTCTTCCATTGTCATGTTAAACGCTTTAAGTGTCGTTACTATAAGCTTACCAGATTCAGACATATCTTCTCCTAATATCTTTGATAATGTTATAGCTTCTTTAGATAATACACCAACCTCATCAGCAGAAAGACCTAGTTTAGATGCTGTTATAACAAATTTACCAAGCTCATCAGTTCCTACATTGAAACTTGCTGCCGTTGATATTACTATAGACTTTAATTTAGCTATAGCCTCTGATGAAGAGCCCGTTATAGCAGCTGCCTTTGCCAAATCTCTATTAAGCTCTAGTACCTCACTAGCCATCTTTTTAATAGCAGCTATAGTGCCATATATAGCAGTTCCAATACCAGCGTACATTGTTATAGTTGTAGCTACCTGCTTTAATCTACTTTTACCAGATCGCTTCTCTGTCTTTTCTAACGTCTTAGCTGCTTTATCTGTCTTCTTTAAAGCGCTAGTTACCTTATTAAAACCATTAACCGTAGCTGTTGTTTGCTTCTTTACTGACTCCTCTATGCTTTTAATCTTCTTTAGAATCTTACCTAATTGACCATCAGCTTCTTTTCCTTTGTCCTTTAGTGATATATCTACTTCACTTTGTATCGTTAACTTATCAGCCATTACTCAATAGTTTTTTTATATTCGTTTCTAAACATCCTTTATTATTATATAATTGGTTTAACGCTTCCGTACCACCATCTTTAAATACATCATACCATTTAGGAAGTACAATTGTTCGTGTTCCAGTTTGTCTCCAACTGTACAATATAGCTTTTGCTATAGCTTTAGACCTTCCTTCTGGTTTTCCTTTATACCAATCAGCACTAAAGTTACTAGCTCCTCTAGTATGTATCCAAGATGTCAATCTTCCAACAGCGTCATTAGTCTTTGTACTAAATGGATATTTATTTCCACCTATATACCATCCTGAATTATCATAGTCTTTTGTGTGAATCATTGTGATTCTTACTGTATGTTTTCCTATATTTGCAGATGAAGCTGATTGTTTCTTTATCTTTATAGAGTTAATCAAAGATTCGGTTGCTATACCAGACTTATACCCACTAGCTCCCGTCTTGCCAAGCCTAGAAGATAAAACAACCCTGTAAGCATCTCCAAAACAATCAGGAAGCTTGCTAGAACCTATATTCTTCTTTACTCTTTTAGCGTAAACATCGAAAATGCCTGTTCCAACATTCGTTATACTTATTTTCTTTCCATTAAAACTAACTTCCATAAGCTTGTTTCATATCAATCTCTATATCTGTGTAAATGTAAGATATAACACTATCACCGTTAAGCTCACTATCTACTACTGGATTCATTGTTTCTACATCCTCATCTTTAATATAAGACGTATAAATCAAAGCATTCTTTAATGTCGCCAAACATTTAGACACAACCTGTAAATAATCATCATCATCAGTAGAGCTTAACCCACTAATACCAATTGTTATGTTTAAGGAATCAGTTCCACTCGTATCAAAAGGACTTCCAGTGATAACAAGCCAACCTATATAGTCCTCTATATTATCACGAAACATCGGAAATTCCTTTACTGCATCCTTTATAACTTGTATATCAGATGTAATAACACCACTATCCTTTAACCCAGCTTTTAATTCATTCACTATCTTAATGAGTTCCATGCGCTCTCCTTTTCATTTCTTCTATTTTTCGTTCGCGTTCTGCTTTCTGCTCTTCTTTTCTTAGATAATAAACCTCTGGTGCAACGTCCATCATAGATGCCATTCTAGTCTTTCCATAATCGTGAAACACCTCGTTAGAAAGTATCCTGACTAAACTATACCAGTAAAGGTTATCGTCTTCGTTATCTACGTTTTCACTATCGTCTTCATCGTCATCTTCCTCGTCTCTAACTTTATAAAATACACCTTTATACTTTACATTTATGTATTCATTGCGTTCTTCTGTATAGTTGTTAACTACACGTAATACATTCTCACAAGGTTCAGATAGGACGTTGCTAATATGCGATTCCTCCTTGTCCATATCTTCATTATCGAACACTTTATCGTTAATAGGTCGCAATACATAGGAAGCTATGTTTAGTAGCTTATTTGCTGTTTCAACATTAGAAGTTATCTGCTGCTCGATGTACATAAACTGTCCAAACACTAATTCGTCTGGATTTCTATACACTTTAAATCTGCTTATCGGACATTCGCCTTCTGATAAAGCTTTACGCAATATTGTGTTAGCTTTGTATTTAGCAAACTTATTACCGTTAGTAAGGTTATTGAGCACCCATCCTTCTAGGTTTCCAGACTGTATAGCTTGTAAATATTGTTTAAATGTCATATTTATCTCTTTTAATCTCCCTATTCACTTTACTACATAAAGGCTGTAGATTAGTATAATGGTTTAGTTTCATTGTTTCTTCATAAGTTGTAGCTAATGATAATGGTTTTATGTGGTCTATATCCCATCCGTAGTTATAATTACCATTGTAAAGCCCTTTGTTCTCCCAATCCATCCACTCTTCAAATTTACTTTCTAAGTAATTCTTAAAATATTCTATACTGCAACCTAATATATCCTCTGTTTTACAATCTTTAGTGTACCCGTTTCTTTTTATTGAGTTATTTATAAACATTCTTGCTTGTTTCTTAGCTTTATAAACATCATCAGTAGCCATTCTTTTTTCGTGATTCGCTTTGCGCATTCCTGATTCCTCATATAGTTTATTATATATTTTATGTCTTTTAGATATAGCTTCTTTATTATCTATATAGTTACTCTTAGACCTATTGTTGTATGATTCTTTATTTAATATATAATTTTCTTTGGCTTTCTTATTGCAACATTTCTTACATGTAGACCTTCTAAGCTCTTTATTCCTTGATGATTTATAAAACTCACTTTCATCTTTATATTCCTCGCAGGATTTACATTTTTTCATAATTTAATATATTTGTGTTACTCCGCCCTCTAGCTCATTTAATACGCAATAAGCGTATATCGCTAAAGACATTACGCAATCATCTTTAGTGCCATCCTTATCGTTTGCGTAAATAACCTTACCACTTACAGGACTTATTTTACGAGTAAACCCATAGAGTTCCGTCTTTAATTGATTATTATCTATTATCTTTATCACACCCTCCTCGAATAACTTCATTAAGTGAACTATCATTTTAGGCTTATTTGTAGTTGTAGTTAAGTGGTCATAAAGTTTATATCCATCACTAAGGCTTTCTAATTCCTCAAATAACAACTGGTTATTATTGACTTCAAAATAAACCAACACTAAGTTATGAAAATACTTCCTATAAGCTTCTAATAGTCTAGCTTTAAACTCAGCAGGGTCTAACCCATCTTCCTTCATATTAAACCTGTCAATACATATAACCTCATAATCCTCAGTTCCAATAGTTACAACGCTGTAATCGTTAGTTGTAGCCACATCAATTCCTCCATAAAGTTGTTTAGTTGACAATACTTCAAGCTCTTCTTTAGTGAATCTTGTCATTGCCTCCTCTACGTTATGGAATAAAGCTTCCGAGTTAACATCTTTATTTAATACCTCTTGGTCGAATTGGTCTTTAGTTAACCTTTTCCTTAGTGTTCCTTCAACAAATGACGTTACCATCGGGTCGTTAAGGTCTTTATATGTCCTTTGCAGTGTTATTACGTCTTTTTCATTAGCTTTATCAAACCCTTCTTTCTTTAGCTTACGAAACCATGCAACGTGATTAGATGTACTTCCCATTATAGTTTGCCCACCAGTTCGTACAAGCATTGGTAATAAAACCTCGTTTAATACCCACTCCTGTATGAAAGCAGTCTCGTCAATATATAGCCTATGCAATGTAGCACCACGTAAGTTATCACCCATCTCAGCACTACGGAACCTTAATACACTTCCATTAACAAAATGTACCTCTTGTTCCTTTATCTTAATCTGCTTAATAATAAAGTCTTTAACATCCTTCCTGCTATCAAACAAATCTATTATATCCTTTATAATCCTAGAGTTATTGTCATATACAGGAGAAACAAACATAACGCGTTGGTCTGGATTATTCACACACCAATTTAACGCATCTCTATACATCATAAATGTTTTTCCTGTTTGCCTTCCGAAGTTACAAATAGTTATAGCTGGCTTCTTTCCATATATAATATCAAGAGCATCTCTCTGTGGAGCTGTTGGTTCAAATAATTTAATCTGCATCTTCTGGTGTTATATCAATTACTTCTTGCTCTATCTGCTTAGGTTGAGTAAAGTCTATAATAGCTTTAACATCTATATTGGTTCTCTCCTCTGTGCGTTTAACAGTTGCTAAATGGTCTTCCTGCATCTTAGATATTTCCTTTATAGCATTTATAGCTAAACCGTAATCATCCTTATTCTTTAAGCACTCATCTCTAATCTTAACTAAAGCATTTAAGCTACTAAGTTTTGAGAACTCGTAACGTTTTAATGTATCAGACATCATTACCCTAAACTGTAATCCAAACGGTGTATCCTTAACACTATCTCTATTAAAATTACCTTTAGTCATTCCTGATTCCTTTAATGCTGCCTGAATATCATTTGACTTAGCGTAAGCATCTAGGAATGAGGATTGTATCTCAGATAAATTAGCTGTTGTTATCTTCTTTGTCATATCATTTACTTAATCACATTGTTAAATACGCCCCCTATCACAAACAATAGATAATAAGAAGTATAACTATATATGTGCTTGCTGCGCTTAGCACCCCTGCACATTGTTAAACCCGTGCAATGTAACGAGCTTCCTATGTAACTAACAACAAAGCGAAGTTAC